ACCGTCTGGTCGGTGTCCTGCTGAGACTTATAACTTCCTGTTTTTGTTGGTGTAGTCCTTACACCGTCCAATCATGATTGGTGGAGCTGGCGGGAGTTGAACCCGCGTCCGAAATTCCTACATTCTTACAACTACTCAGTTAGATCAATAAATTATCAAATTTATCAATTATATAGTTGATAGTAGTTGATAGTGGTGAGTAGTTGTTTGACTGCCGGGTGGACAAAATGTGGATCATTATGCTCGCCTAATGAAACTGCTGATGCGAGATGATGATTTTGTAATAGTCCAAGATTTCCACTCTGGGAATATATGGTCGTTCATATATGAGTATTGTACTACTGAATCAGGGACAATATATCCATAGGCTTTCAAATCTATAGTGTCAAGAATATCCTGTGTTAACAAAAAGTACGCTTTTAATACACGTTTTAAATTTTCTTCATTTTCAAAACGTGAACAAAAATAGAATGACTTAGTGTCTATTATAAATGAATTTTTAGTTATTATTGGGCTTAGTTGTAAGTTTGAAGATATACTTGCCATAGCGGATTCTATTTTGTATATAATCTCGAAACAGTCCACTTCACTTTCAGTATTTCTCAACTCATCAATCAAGTCATCAATGCCCTTCCACAAAGATCTTAATGTATGAATTATGGATGTTGATACGGAAAAATCATTGTCATATGTTGATGCTTGATTGAAGATTTTTTTGTAAAGTTTAAATGGAGCAATTATTTTTATTTCAACTTCGGTTTCAATTTCTTTTTTTATGACAATTGAGTGTGGACTTTCCATTGTCTCAATGATGTATACATTTTTCTTAATAGATGTATTGAAATATTCAATGTAATTTTTTTGATGAGAATAAAACAAGTCCGTTCTATTCTTTGTTTTTGTTTGTTGAATTTGCTCATCAGTTTGAATTGTTCGGTGTATATTGTTGACGATCGCAACAAAAGGTATACATAACGACAACAAACCTAAGGGTAGTTTGCTTATGCTGATGAAGTTATTAAATCCTTCCTGATTAAACTGGAATTTATAATTTACCCAAGAAAATATCCCAAAATAGATAAAACTAATGAACGGAATTCTTATAGATGACCAGAACAATGCTTGCTTTGTTAATGGTTCTGAGTTCATAGAAAAAGCATTCCTTGCACTGATGTAAATTAATTCACATGCAAGGTAGAAAAAGAAAAACAACAAAGCTAACAAAGAATAAAAAGAGTCTTGACTAATCTTATTAAGTAAAATAAAAATATCCATGACTTAATCCGTTAAGTTTGAAAGAGGGTTTTTTGTTACTGCGTCTTCTAAATGTGTTGGCGCAAAGTGAGCATATATCATAGTCATTTTTATATCGGAATGTCCTAATATTTCTTTTAGAACTAAAATATTTCCGCCATTCATCATAAAGTGGCTAGCGAAGGTATGGCGTAGTACATGTGTACACTGCCCATCTGGCAACTCTATACCTGCTTTATTAACAATTCGCTCGAAAATTTTTCGACATGGAGTGAATAGTCGCCCTCTTATTTTAGGTATCTGATCGTAAAGCTCCTTGGAGATAGGAACAGAACGAACCTTTTTATTTTTTGTATTTCTGTATGTGATTCTATATGGTGTAACTTGGGCACCTTCAAGGTTTTCGGCCTCACTCCATCTTGCGCCAGTCGCTAAGCAGATTTTCGAAATGATAGATACACTGGGGTTATTTGATTCATCAAGATGTTTCAGTAGTATTTTGATCTCCTCTGGGTAGAGAAAGGACACCATTTTCTCATCTACTTTAAATGTCGGAATTCCAGCGAGAGGATTGGCTAGGGACCAGTGACCTAACTTTTTTAGTGTACCAAAAACAGCAGAAAGATTACGCTGTTCATGATTAACAGTTTGAGGTTGTATTGGCATACAACGTCCATTTATGTCTGGTATCTCTCCTTTTAATCTGCCCTCCCGATATTCGCTAAAATCAGCCGCAGTAATATTTGCTGCGATAGGATTACCCATGCCAGCACAGATTGCCTTAAGTTTAGACATCATGCGATCAGAATCCGCAAGGGTTCTTCCATAGAGCGAATACCATTGTTCAATGATTTCTGATAGGCGTCTATTATCCTGCTTCTCAGCTATCCAAGGCTTATCTTCCATCTCGCTAGTTATGTATTTTTCATAAGCTAGCGCCTCGCCTTTAGTAACAAATTTTTTACGAATGCGCTTTCCCTTAATACCATTTGGTCGAAGATCGCAAAGCCATTCTCCAGTGTCTAGCTTTCTTACAGTCATTATGCGTTTATAACCATCGTCATAATTACTTTACCAATAACTCTTACATCACTTGAATCGCAATCTAGAGGATACTTACCCCAGTCAATACGCAGTTTATTTCCTGGTAAAAGTGTCAGATCTTTAATGCTTTGAGTATCGGAGTATTCTATTAAAAATTTCCCGTCACCGGCAGCATAATCGGCCTTATCAATGAGATACTTTATCTGTCCATCAATAATGAATTCTACATCTCCCTGATGGTTTGGAATGATTGTCTTATCAAAAATCAGAGATGAAATTTTAATTAGATTAGAACCATCAATTTTATAAGCAGGAATACGGATTGTGTCGCTTGAAAGATGATCGAACGTTGCACCTTCCCCCGTGACCAACCAGTGCAGGGATGCCCCAGTTTCCAGAGCACAACGTATTGCTATATCCGCAGGGTAATTATCTCGCATGATTCTGTTTCCGAGAGAGCTATTGGTTATACCCAGATGTTTGGCTAACTGGTTACGGGATGTGAAACCGTAAACCTCACAAATACGTTCGATAGCCTGTCGTGCACCTGTCTCTAAATTCATAATGAACACCAAAGGTTGTCGTTATCTATTGACAAATCATTTTGTCGTCCATAGGATGGCCATGAACACCAAAACCTGTCATTCACTGTTAACTACTATCAACTACTGTTAACTACTCGCAATAGTTAACAACTTTAAGGAGTGAGTTTGCCTCATGAGTCAGACTGTTTCAACACATAGCGAAAACCGTTGGGTGCCCCTGAAAGCCTTTTGCGAACGAACTGGCATAAAAGAAAGCACCGCTCGTTACTACCTCAAAAATGGAAAGTTACCAATAAAACCAAAAGATAAGGCTAAAGGCCGTGTATATGTTGATTGGTTTTCTTGGAATGCAGGAACAATAGTTCACTGATCGTGCACGTGCCAGAGCACTTTGTATGATTTCGGAGACGGTTACTATGTTTGATTACCAGACCTCTAAACATGCCCATTTTGATGCGGCTTGCCGAGCATTTGCGATTGAGCACAATCTGGAAGATGTGGCCGCTGCTGTTGGCATGAGGCCGCAGATCCTGCGCAACAAATTGAATCCAGCACAGCCTCACCGTTTAACCTGTGACGAGCTTTTAGCCATTACGGATTACACCGAAGATGCGCGTTTACTGGATGGAATGCTGGGGCAGATTAACTGCCTTCCATCCGTACCGGTGAACAATGCCACCGAAGGCAACATGCAGCTGTGCGCACTGAGTGCCACAGCCTGTGTGGGCGCAATTGCTGGGGAAGCCGTATCAACTGGTCATATGACCGCCGCCCGCCGCACACAAATTCTGGATCGCGCTCGCGATGCAATCCGTAGCTTATCCGTGCTGGCTTACACCGTTGAAAGCCGTATCCAGTCTGCGCCCGTTCTGGCCGCAGCGGTGGATCTGGTGACAGCTAACGCCACCAGTTTGATGTGAGGGAGCACCATGAAAGTGTTTGTTACTTATCTGAAAAGTGAATCACCAGCAATGCAGCTGCCAAGCGGTTCCACTGGTTGGATTGAATTGCCAAATGGTCAGCGCTGGAATCCTGGCCATATGTACAAATTCAATGGTCAGCTACCGCGCCGTCCGTGGTGGCGTCGCCTGATGGGGCTATAGGGGGCAGCACTATGAAAATTAGCACTGAGCGTGCAGAAATCGCCCTGAAGCACTGCAAAAGAATGCGCCTTCAGATCAACCCGGCCTACAGCGATGCGGGGAACTGGTGGGACAACTTAACACCAGAGTGGCGCGGCGTAGTGCTTCATGCCGCTGCGGTTACTTCAGGTGCCGGGGTATTCAAAGCCCACTTAAGCAAATTCTGCTGGCGGGAGCTTTATGAACGCCTGGGGTACCGGGACATGATTCAACTACGCCGGGGCATTTCACGGGCACGGTTAACGTTTGAAGGTTTTGGCAGTTTACGTGACAGCGATTTTTCGAAGCGCACCGCGAACCGCCCGATCAAAAAGGCACATCCAATTTATAGCAGTAACGGGGTGCAGATGATTATCGCGCCTCATATCGTCCATAAGTTGCAAGAACAAGGGAATCTCTGATGGCCATTATTTCTGTTGAAGGTAAATCGTTAGGGGCTGAGCTGGCCGCGTGGGGCGTTCCACATAATTACGCCGTGGCTTTTGCAGAGAAAAGCACCAGTAAAAACGGTCGCATTGCGTTGCATCCATTCTTCTTTAATGACACTGAGCACATGACTAATCCACGTCACTGGCTGGCGATAAATGCCGCTTTCTGGTGCTGCGTGTACCGCGAGGCCGAAAGCAAAGAAGCGCAAATTGAAGCGCTGGCCGGAATCCGGGCAATTTTCTATACGGCCGGGGGGCTGGGTGTTGGCGAGATTAAAGCACTGATCCAGGAGTGGTGGCGGACAACGTACGAGCTGCACCTTATTCCAGCACCGAACCATTCAGCCGTCACTGTACAACCCGCTTTTCACTAATTAACAACCTGAATTTTTTGGCCACAGCTTAGGTGGCCGGGGATTCTTTTGCCTTAAGGAAACCAAAATGCACATGACACGTCAGGATTTACCCGCAACGAAATCAGGTACTGACCTGCTGGCCATGCTCACTAAAGCCACACAGGAAGGTAAAGCCGCAGCTGCTGATTTGTGTTCCACCCGTCTGGATAAGCTGGCCACCCATGCAGCCAATGAAGGTTTAAGCGCAACGGAAATTGTTGAGTTAATCCGCGAAGAAGCCGCCGCGATTTGCAGTAAAGGCGGTGCAGCATGGCAGTAAAAACCCCGCTTAAGTGGGTGGGCAGCAAAGCCCGCCTTATGCCGCAGTTGCTTCCCCATCTGCCGGAGGGTAAGCGCCTGATAGAACCTTTTGCCGGTTCCTGTGCTGTCATGATGAATACGGATTATGACGAGTATCTGATAGCTGATGTGAATCCTGATCTGGTTAATCTGTATAAGACTATGGCCTATCAGACTGATGCATTGCTCGTTGAGCTGGAGGCTTTATTTTCTGCCGGTTCATTAGGCGATGAAGAAAGTCGCGCTGTTTTCTATTACGCGGTGCGTGATGCCTTCAACCAGTCCGGCAAATCCTTTGGTTCTGAATCTGTGGAAGCTGCGGCGCGTTTTCTTTATCTGAACCGTCACTGCTTCAATGGCCTGTGCCGATACAATCGCCGTGGCCAGTTCAATGTTCCGTTTGGTAAGTACAAAAAAACCTACTTTCCTGCTGATGAAATCCGCGCTTTTGCTGAAAAAGCGAAACGTGCAACGTTCATTACTGCCCACTATTCAGAAACGCTTGATTTGGTAAGGGACGGGCATGACGTTATTTATTGTGATCCGCCTTACCTGACTGATACCGACAATTTCACCGCTTACCATGAGCGCGGTTTTTCGCACATGGAGCAGGGACGGCTGGCGCGTAAGCTGCGCCGCCTGACTGAACGTGGGATTAAGGTTGTCGCGTCAAACAGCGATCTGGAAATGGTGCATTACCTGTATGCAGGGTTTGAAGCTGTTCGGATAAATGCGCCACGCAGTGTGGGTGCAGCAGCTGCAAGCCAGAAAGTGGCCGCAGAGCTGATTCTGAAGTCACCTGATAATCCAGCGATCGACGTTCGGGCGGTGGTTGCATGATGACGGAAATTATCACCGGCATTTATGCCTTGTTTGCCTGTATTACTTTCGCCTTTCTCTTATGGGACGAATGCCAGGACGAATTTGATCACGATGCTGCGGACTTAGGGTTAATCACTCTGAGTGCGGTTTTCTGGCTACCACTGGTAGCGGCTGTACTTGTGGCCTTCCTGATTGATTTCTGGCGGAAGTGGGTTAACCGTGGTTGATATGCTGGAGCCTGGCCAACACCATGCCGTCAATGCCTGGCGGCGTGAAACCTTTGCGCCTGGTACCCCGTCAGATGCGACGATCACCGAACGCCGCCTGTGGGCTGTTAACCCACAGGATTATGAATGGCGTTCCCAGTACCTGCATGAGATACCCGACTGGTTAGCCGGGTATTTCGGCAACCGTTACGAAAAGCTGCTGGCTGGCCGTGACGGGCGTCGCCGTGCCAATACATTCCTGCGCAAAACTATCGGTGAGAATGTATTGCCACGTCTGCGCAAAGTGGCTGCACGTTACAAGCTGGCCGCTGATGCACTTGATCTTCCTTTCGGTAAGTCGCTGGAGCGACTGCCGTCACTTGACCGCCAGGACCTCAAAAAACTGGCTGGCCAGATATCTGGCTGGATTTCCCAGTCACTGTATGACTTTACCGATCAGTTTGTGGACAGCACTGACGATGCCGCAGAACTGCGCCGCCGTACGCTGGAGTCTTACCGCCATTTATGCACGTGTTCCCTGATGCTGAACAATCAACCGCCGTACTGGGCAGAACATGAAGCTAATGGCGGGCAACTGGAAACGCGTAAGGCTGAATCCGGGATTCTCCGCATGATGGCTCCTGAATGGTGGTATCTGCGTCTTAAGCGGGCGCGGGATATGCAGCGTGAGCATATGGCCATTGCCGTGGGGCAGGTACAGAAAGCCGCGAGTGCTTATGTGTCCCGTAAAACCCTTGTCGAATGGATAGACCAGAAAAAGCGGAACCTTGAGTTCTTTAAAAAGTTTGACCTGCTGAATGATGAAGGGCTGCGTATTGCACTGGACAGCATGGTGCACCGCAGCGTTGCCAATCCGGCGATCCGTCGCTGTGAGCTAATGGTAAGAATGAGAGGATTTGAAGATATGGCCAATGAAGAAGGGTTGGCTGGTGAGTTTTACACTATCACTGCGCCATCGCGATTCCATGCGGTGTACAGCAAAGGGGGCTTTGTTTCGCAATGGGAAGGATGCACACCACAGGATACACAGCGCTATTTATGCGGCGTCTGGCAGAAAATTCGTGCAGCGCTGTCGCGTAAAGATTTGCGTTGTTTCGGGTTCCGCGTTGTTGAGCCGCATCACGATGGCACACCGCACTGGCATCTTCTGCTGTTTATGCGTCCGGAAGATGCGAAAGCGATTCGTCGAGTTATCCACACATACGCTTGTCAGGAAGATGCACATGAGTTGCGCAGCTATTCAGCAAGAAAAGCCCGCTTCTGCTTTAAAGCTATCGACCCGCAGAAAGGCAGCGCTACTGGCTATATCGCTAAATACATCTCAAAGAATATAGATGGTTACGCGATGGATGGTGAAAAGGATGAGAAGACAGGCGAGGACATTAAAGAAATGGCCAAATCTGTTACCGCATGGGCTTCCCGCTGGCGCATTCGCCAGTTTCAGCAGATTGGCGGTGCGCCGGTAACTGTCTGGCGTGAATTGCGCCGCCTGCGTAACCAACAGCTGCCCAATCCCAAAATGGATGCTGTGCTGGCCGCTGCGGATGTGGGGTGCTGGGCGTCATACACTCAGGCGCAGGGGGGCGCACTGGTTTCCCGAAGTGATCTGGTTGTTCGTCTGGCTTATGAAATCACAGAGCAGGGCAATGAATACGCAGAGGACGTGCAGCGCGTTCAGGGTGTCTATTCTCCATTGGTTCCAGATTCAGCGGTATGTACGCGCCTGGTGAAGTGGCAGAAGGTAGCGAAATTGGCCGAAGCGCCAGCGGAGGCTGGTTTTTCTGGCGGCAATGCCGCCCCTTGGAGTTCTGTCAATAACTGTACGGAGGGTGGAACCCGCAGACGGTTAAAACTGGAATTGCGTAGCCGGGGTTTTGACGGTTCTGACGATGAAATAGCCATTCTCATGCGGGGCAGTGGTTTGAGATTTGGCCAGGCGGCATTGATTTACCATAATGGCAGGTTACAGGAGACACGAAACGAGCCAATGCACGAGCTGTGGCCGGGGTGGTTGTAGCCTCGTAAGTCTGTGATACATCACTGTTTGTCAATGAATAGCAGCAAAAATCACTTTCACATTTTGTGCTTAAATGTATACTGTATGAATATACAGTTATTCTGTTTTTAGGAGGATGCTTGTGCAGGATTTGTTTATGGAAACTATCGCATTGCAGCGGATTGCGTTGTTTACCAGGTTGATCGCCAAAAGTAATTGCACTGGCTGTGAAAAGGACATTGCACTTGCCTGGCTAAGCGAGCTGACTTCAGATCTGGAAAGTAAACTTGATGAATATGAAAGTAAAAACCCCCGTGAAGGGGGCTTATCAGGCGGCGGGAGTCGCTTTCAGTAGGTCTAAGGCCATTTGACGCTGATCGGGTGAAAGTGCATTCAGTATTTTCTGCACCATAGCATCACCCGTTTTTGCGCTGGGGCTGAGAGTGTGGGAGAACGTCAGATTCATCACAAACGTATGGCCACACTCCACATCTGAACAGGCGCAGTAAATATCCGCAATCTGCCGGTGCTTCCGGTTTGTTTTACGAATAACAGCCTTTGAGCCGCATTCCGGGCATTCGATTTTCAGGACTCGCATATTCCATGCTCCAGCTGTTAAATGATGCCTGGATTTTAGCCTTTTTCGCCTCATGCCGCATCCTTATCCGTTGATTCTGTGTAACTTAAATCAAAGTGAAGGTGCAGACGTTCCGGTATTTCGGGATCGTTGTTAACAGCGGTCATAAACCGGCGCTGAATGGGCGCTATCTCGCTTTTCTTGTAAATCCTTTCCGCTTTTTCAACATCCCCCAGACCGGCAGTGTTCTGCGGGACAATTCCGGCCAGCCCAGCGGGAAAGCGGTGTGCGTTGAGAATGTCCTGTGCGCTGATGTTTTTGATGTTGGCAAATTCATCTTTTGCAGATATATCCCCCATTTCAATAAACTTGATCGCATCCCCATCCCCGCCAGGTATGTTCACCAGAATGGTGGAGAAGTTGCCGATACCTTTGCTGTCCCGCAGCTGCTGTTCAATCTCTTCTTCCATTTCATCCGTCATGCTGGGATCGCGTGTATAGAGAATGCCGCCAGTATGAGCGCCGTTGTGGTAGTAGCGACGGCGGAAAATGACCGCCTCACTGTTCAGTAAGGCCGAATGCACCCCTCCGATATAATCCGGCAGCCCGTAGATGTGCTGCTGGGGGTCATACATTTTGATAAAAATAATGTCTTCCTGCGGCCAGATTTGCGGCTCTCCTTCCTGTAGAACCACATAATCACCGGGTACATTTTCTGCGTTATCCCTGAGTTTACGGCGGCGGATATACAGACCGGGTAAAGGCTCCAGCCCGATCACGTCTCCCCAGCCATTGCGGATTTTGCCAATCGCGATATCTCCGAAGGTCGTATAGTCAAACGCTGCGGCTTCAAGCTGGTCATACGTCAGACCGCCCCCCAGGTAATCGGACACAATCATATTTTTTCGGGCGTGGATGATGCCACCATGCTGGCCGTTAAGGTTGATAAGTTGCGCCAGCGCCAGCCGGTCAATCGGCTGGGTGTAGTGATCTGCGGCGTTGTCATACCAGATATCACGGTAATCCGTGCCGGTGGTCAGCACTGGTTCCGGTTTGTCGAACGTGATAATGCTCATCTTTTTTGATTTATCGCCGCGCGGGTCGCGCTTAACGAAGCGTTTCTTTTTGCTCATGCTGCTTTGTTCCTCACACCCCAGCGGGATTTCGGTTTGTTTTCGTAGTTCAGAGGCTCGTTATGCAGGGCGTGGGTGATTGCCCAGAATGCCTCTGCGTGACCAGTGTCCTGGCTGCGGTCTGCGACAAACGTCATGGCGTTGCCGCTCTGTGTGGTGGTTCGGCGCACGGACATAAAACTGGCCGGGATCTCTTTCAGGTTTTTGTCCCATTCAATGCGCTGGCTTTCCACCACGTCTGCCGCCTTCAGTACCAGCTGGTTTTTGGTGTTCATGTCGTAACGAATGGCGACGGCCACACGCATGGCGAAATGCTGGATATTGTCAAAAACACCCTGGCCAATGCCGGTAACGTCAACGCCCAGATACGTGAAGTTGTATTTTTTAAACAGCTGTTCGATCTGTTTTGCCTGGTATCTGAAGTTCATCCCCTTCCAGTAAATCACTTTCAGAACGCGGAATTTCTCCACGGCAAACATCGGCGGGGCGACAATGACGAAACACGACAAATCGCCGCTGCGTGCCGGGTCAAAACCGCCCCAGACGGGTCTGTCTCCGAAGGGGCGCAGGGCATCCGGGTTATGATCCTGCCAGGTGTCCACCTCCACGCCGCAGGCTTCCAGATCCGCGAAACTGAAAACGGAGTCTTTGCTGTCCGCGAACACGCACATATAGAGCATGTTAAAAGTGGCCGTGTTGTAGCGGTTGCGCAGTTTCTCGATGTTGGCCAGGTTAAAGCCGCCCGCAATGGCATCTTCCATCGTAATGACGTAGCGCCACTGACCATCCGAGCAAAGACGTCCGCCATCGCGCATTTCGTCAAAGGACGGGAATTTAACTGCCGCTCGTTTTTTACTGCCCTGTTTCCATTCCTCACCTGTCCAGAACGGGTACGCCTGGTGTGTTTTGGCTGACGGCGTTGAAAAGTAGGTGGTGCGCCACTTGTCGTGCGTGGCCATCGCACTGGCTACTTCGTTAAGCCGGGTGAAGTTCGGCACCCAGAAATATTCGTCGCAGTACAGGTGGCCGCTGTAGGACTGCGCTGTATTTTTATTGGTGGAGAGAAAACGCAGCTCTGCGCCGTTGCTTAAACGGATCGGGTTGCCGGTCAGCGTGATGCCGAAATACTGCTCGGCAATGTTGACGATATACGAACGGAATACTTCTGCCTGAGCTTTGGAGGCGGACAGGAAGATTTGCGGATCGCCGGTTATTACGGCGTTTTCAAACGCTTCATACGCAAAATACCAAGTGGCACCAATCTGGCGGCTTTTGAGGATGTTTCGCACCAGTTGGCCAATGTTCAGGCGCAGGTGTTTCTGGTATTCAAAAAGATGCTCTTCTGCCCAAGCGTCAAAATCTTCCTGGGTCAGCGATGAGATATCGTTTTTCTTGTATTTGCGTTTGCTGCGGGATTCATCGTCATTGTTGTCCCGCGCAGCTGCTTGCCCGCTTCCCTGTCCGCTGGCCATCTTCTCTTTATGCTTATTGCTTTGAGCACGCAGCTTCGTGGCGTGTGCAATAAGCATGTCCATTTCTTTCAGGTCGAGATCGGTTTTGTTATCGCGACTGGCCAGCAGCTGGTAACGGCGTTCGATCGCTTCTTCTGTGCTTTCAAAACTGAGTAAATCTGCCCAGCTGTATTTTTCCGCCCAGTAGTAAACGATCCGCGCATTCGGCAGATTTAATTCTGATGCAATTTCTTTTGGCGTATAGCGGCGCAAATAAAGTGCGCGAACAACGCCTTTTAGTTCTTCGGAGTATTTAGCCATGCGGATAATTATGCCGTGGCTGTAATGAAAAAACGGTGGTGTTAATTCGCGTCTGTTCGGCAAAGCGTTATAACCGAACTGAAAAGAATAAAGCGTAATGCGGTGGCGGTTATATTTGGCAATAATTGATTTGCAGCGTCAGGGAGTGAAGCAGGGGGGATATGTCACATTTAAAAACTGACTGGCTGTGTGTGGCTACCGAAGGGGATACCGTTGACGGCAGAGAGATTAAACGGCAGTGGATTATTGATATGGGGGAAACCTATGACTATAGCCACTTCGTTGCCTTAATCTGGCCGGAACATGAGGACGATTGCGGTAATTTCGGGGAGGTACTGGAGGCCACCTGGAAAGATGGTGAAGACGGACTGGCGCGACTTTACGTCAGCCTCTGCCCAAATATGCGTTTGATTTTCGCAAACCATGAAGACCAGCTTCTGTTCTTCTCCATTGAGCCGGAGGAGAACTGGCGCGGTAGCGGGCGTACTTATCTGAAGGGGCTGGCGGTAACGGATACGCCAGCCAGTATTGGCACCACACGGCTGCGCTTTAGTAGTCGGCGCAAAAAATTATCAAAGCAGGGGTATTACAGCTGTGTAATTTCCCGTGATGGCAAAATTCAACAGGAAAACAGAATGAAGAATTGGCAGAAATTATTTGGCATTAAGCCGAAATTTGAAGACGAATCGCAGTCGGATGATTCCGGGCAGGGTGATGATGATAAGTTGCAGGCGCTGGCCAATGCAGTGAATGAACTGGAAGGTCGTGTGGCAAAAATTGAAAGCCAGATGAACGATGTCCAGGGCGATGTTGACACTATTGCTGAGGTAGTGGACACGGAAGAATTTGCGGCTATTCGTGATAATGCGAAAGATATCGTTAAACGCTTTAACGATTTGGGTAATAAATCCACCCGCACACCGGGGCGCAGTATCAAAGATAAAGCCGGGAAATTTAATTTCCTGTAATTCGCACTGCCGCTGATTAATACAGAACATTTTTATTATCGCTTAATTGCGAGGGAGTTTTATGCACCTTAATAACCGTGCGCGGGATTTACTGGATAAATATTCGAGTGGGATGGCGCAGCAGTTCGGCGCACGTGATACCAGTCGTTATTTTTCCCTGAATGACCCGCAGGAAAACGCGCTGCTGGAGTCTGTGGAGTTCCTGAACATGATCACCTGTCTGGATGTTGACCAGTTAAGTGGCCAGGTGATTTCTGTCGGTTCCTCCGTACTGCATACCGGTCGCAGCGAAAATGGCCGTTTTATTCGTCAGGTCGGCGTTGACGGTAACGATTATTCCCTGGCTGAGACAGACAGCTGCGCGGCGTTGCGCTGGGATCTGCTTTCGGTCTGGGCAAATGCTGGAAAGGACGAAAACGAGTTCTATAACCTTGTCCAGGCCTTCACCACACAGGCTTTTGCGCTGGATATGCTGCGTATTGGTTTTAACGGTAAGAGCCGCGCAAAAACCACGAACCCGACCGACAACCCGAACGGCGAAGACGTCAACGTTGGCTGGCATGAGCGCATGAAAACGCTACTGGGTGGTAATCAGATTATGACCGATCCGGTGGTACTGGATGCGGCTGGGGATTACACGTCACTGGATGCAATGGCATCCGATCTGATTAACGCCAAAATTCCGGCACAGTTCCGCAATGAC